GATGACTAATATCCCGCTGTCTCCAGAGGATAAGGCTAGGGTTGGAATTGAAACTGGGAACATGGATTTGGCTGCCTGGGATATCGTATCAAACAAAAAAGAGATCATGGGTAGGTTTGATGGAAGTGTGGCTAAGTACCTAGAGAATAAGTTTGGAGAGTCGGCAAAACGGCTCTTGGGGGGAAAAGATGGCTAAGACATTTTTTGTTCAGTTTGGTTCCGGTAATCCACAATCCTATGCGGGGTTATCGCCTACGTTTATTACGTTCATAAGTGAAGGTGGAACAAATATCACCGGACCAACAATTTCAGAGGTCGGAGTTTCTACTGGTCTTTATAAGTTCTCTTATGCTCCATCGGCTACTTTTGCAGTTGTGTTTAATGCTGACGGAGGGGCTGCCCTTACGGACACGGATAGATATATTACTGGGGTACTGGACCCTGTGTCTATTGTAGATCAAAAAATAGGTGCATCGGTTGATTCTTTTGGCTCGACAAGTGCGGATCCTTCAAGTTTATATGGTCTGGTTAATCGTCTTCAGGAACTTCTTGAGGGAGATGCTGGATTCAATAAATCCACAGGTGTTTGGACCATGTACAACCGTGGATCTAGCACCATCTTGAGAAGTAAGACGCTGACAAATTCTGTGTCTGAGGTAACTAAAACGTAATGCCTATGGATGGGCTCAACAAGGGGGATAAATGAGACCATCGCTTACTTTGGGTATTATCGCTAAGAACGAAGAGACAAACCTTCCAAGATTACTTGAGAGCGTTAAGGACTGCTTTGATGAGATAGTACTTACCGACACAGGATCCACAGATAAAACAGTTGAAATAGCCAAAAGCTTCGGCTGCACAGTGAGTCACTTCGATTGGATTAAGGACTTCTCTGCGGCAAGAAACTTCAACATGTCGCAATGCAAAACACAGTATTACATGTGGCTAGATTGTGATGATGTCTTAACAAATAAAGATCTATTTATATCGTGGCGTGACTCCACTATGGAGACTTCTGACTATTGGATTGCTACCTATGACTACGCCCACGACCACACAGGGAAGCCAGTATGCTCCTTCGCTAGGGAGCGTTGCTGGCGCACAGATCGGGCTTTAGCGTGGAAGTATCCGATCCATGAAGGGGTAACCCCTCACTCCCCTCTTGTGGGGGCTGTAAAGGTTGCTTTTGCTCCCACTTGGAAGGTTTCCCACCAGAGGACCCAGGAGGATTTAAGTAAAGATAAGGGCAGAAATCTTTCCGTATTTGAAACCATGACAAACATGGATGCCAGAATGCTTTACTACTACGGGAAAGAACTATTCGAGAACCAGAGGGCTAAGGAAGCATTTCCCATCCTGGTTACCGCAGCGAGTAAACCCGAGTTAGAGATGCATGACCGTTTGCTTGCTATTCAATACGCTTGTTATGCAGGAATGATTAAGAACGACTTTGATCAGGTAATTAATCTAGGGCTGATGGGGATTCAGCTAGACCCCAAGCGAGCTGAATTTTACACATGCATAGGAGATGCATACCTCAAAAAGCACCAGCTCCTAGAGGCGTTACCTTATTTCTCGGCGGCTAGGGCTTGTGTGGATACTGTGCCAAGGGACAAGGGTTATTCCTCCCCAATCTTTGTGGCACAGGATGCGTACGGTCCCTATCCGTCGAACCAAATTGCAAGAATTTACGCAGCCACAGGAAACATGGAAAAAGCCAAAGAAGAGGCTGATCTTTGCGCGGCTAAGTATAACTCAGATGAGGCTAGGGCAATTTCTGCCGAGCTAGATAAGGTTAAATCATCCCAGGAAGCATTTAAGACAGCAAAGCCATGTGAAGATATTGTGATTACATGCCCAGGAGATGGTTTTTATAAATGGGATGCAGAGATTGCTAAAACCAGAGGGGTTGGGGGAAGCGAGATTGCAGCCATCAGAATGGCAAAGCATCTTCACGACATAACTGGCAGGAAGGTAATTATTTTCAATAAGAGGGAAAATCACGACACGTTTGATGGAGTCGATTACATTCCTAATGAAAAAATACCGGAATATTTTGCTGAAAATAAACCTGCTCTTCATATAGCCTGGAGGCACAACTTTAAGTTGACAGATGCGAAAACCTATGTGTGGAGCCATGATCTCATCACAATGGGTGCAGAGAACTGTGATCAGTATGAAAAGATCCTATGTTTGACTGATTTTCATAAGGGTCTAATGAATTCTTTAACAGGAACACCCAAAGAGAAGATCTGGGTTACAAGAAATGGTCTAGATCCAGAAAGATTTGCTGAAGTTGGTCACTTAAAAAAGAACCCACTTAAAGTAGTGTTCTCATCTTCTCCAGACAGAGGGTTAGATAGGGTTGTCAGAGTAATGGATAAGGTGAGAGAGAAGCTTCCTGTAGAGCTCCACGTGTTCTACGGATTTGACAACATGATTAAGTTTGGAAAGCAAGAAGAGGTACAAACATTGAAAGCCATGTGCCAGCAAAGGACCTGGGTAACGCTGCATGGCAATCTTCAGCAAAATGAACTTGTTAAACATCTGGATGATGCTGCGGTGTGGTTGTACCCGACAGACTTTATTGAGACATTCTGCATCACTGCGTTAGAGATGCTAGTTTGTAGGGTTTTCCCAGTAGTTAGAAACCACGGGGCATTAAGGAATACTCTGGCTCAGGCTGAAAAAGATGGGATGGCTAAGATGATTCGATCGGATTGCGTTACTGAGTCAGAAATTCAGCTTTATGCTGATGCCGTGGTTGATGCAATTGAGAACAAAAGATGGGAAAATGTTAAAGTAGACCCAAATGAATTCTCCTGGAAGAGCGTTGCTAAGGAGTGGGTTGAATATATGCTAAAGGAGTAGCATGGACGTTACAGTCAAAGGATTGGCTATTGAAGATTTTGGATTAAGCGCAGAGAATACAATTTCAGGACTGGGATTGTGTACGTTTGGATTGGTATGGGGATGCCATGATATATGGGGTCCAGTTATTGATGAGCCAACAACCACATGGACTGATGCTGAGCCGGTAGTAAACGTAGAGAGTTGCTAGGGAGGGCGTGTGAACTTAGGGGAACTTAGAACTCTAACTTGGTCGTGGTTGGATGATCTACAGGGAGGGTACTTTACTCAAGCCCAAGTAGATCGATGGATTAATAATGCCCACAGAGAGGCACAGAAAGTCCTGCTTCGTGCTGGTCAAAACTTCTTTGTAAAATGGGTAAAAACAAACTGTGTTGTAAATCAATACGATTACGCTTTGCCTGAGGATTTCACAAAGCTTCACAGGTTAGAGATTGTGTCAAGCGGATCTCCTCCAAACGAGAACCTTCAACCACTAATGCCAATTACCATTAATCAGCAAGATCTAGTGTCATCCGGTAGTGGTAGACCCCAAGTGTATTTCATTTGGAAGAATAAAATAAACATTAGACCCGCTCCAGATAGCACTTATGTGATGAGGCTTCACTATTCGCCCACGGTTGCAGACATGGCTAACGATACTGATCAGCCCGATCTACCAGAGGCTTATCATGAGTACATAGCCGTGCTTGCATCAATAGATGGGATGCTTAAAGACGGAAGAGATATTTCCAGTCTTACGATGAAAAAAGAACATTATGAGAACCTAATGAAGCAAGACTCTAATGAGAGAAATCAAGACGGTCCACGTACAGTTACTCTCTCAGGAGATGGCTATGCCTATGGGAGCTATTTCTAATGGCTTATGAGAAGGTAAAAGTACAGGAGTACAAAAAGATTGGAGGAATAAACTCCAAGATATCTCCTTACAATACCGATCAGACTGAATGCCTCAACATAGAGAATATGAACTTCTTTGTGCCTGGTTCACTGAATAAAAGACCAGGAACGTCTCTTTATATTGGAGCTACTATAGCTGGTTCGATTAATGGAATATATGAGTTTGAGAAACTAAACGGATCCTCATATATTATAGCCACAGCAAACACTAACGCTTATTCTGTTTCAGGATCATACTCTTCAATAAAATCGGGGTTATTAAACGGTGGAATATTTGATTTTGTCACTTTTGTTGATCGCCTCTTTATGTGCAATGGGCAGGATTTTTTCAAATTTGACGGAGTTAATTCATCTAATTACAGTCTTCCTTCTGGTTCCACTCTTAGCGGCTTTACTGCTTATGGAGGGGGAGGGCTATCGGGTATATTTCTGGTTGGCTATGGGTATATTAATGACCGTGGTTATGTTGGACCTAGCTCATCGGGTGTAACAATAAGTCTGAATGGAGTTAGTTATGGATCAATCTCGTATTATGGTCTTACTACTCCAACTGGCTATGGGATTAGTTCTATTTCTTTCTATCGCTCTACTCCTGGAGGATTAAACATGGCTGGCACAACTTCGGTTGCTGCCGGAACCGCAAGCTTCATTGACACTGGAGCAGCACTAGGAACAGTGCCAGCTAACTTTAATTTATTTTTTACATTGGCTCCTAAGTACATGGAAATTTATCAAAACATGATGTTCTTATCTGGGGCATCGGCAACACCATCTACAGCTTATTGGTCAGAGATAGGTGAGCCAGAGGGTATTGACCCCACAAACTTCGCAGAATTTAGAACAAACGATGGAGATATTATAACCGGGATGAAGGCATACAGTGGAGCTCTTATAGTGTCAAAAGAGAGATCCCTTCATAGGGTTGTGGGAGATACACCAGATAACCTATCTATTCAGGACATCACGGATCAATACGGATGTATTAACGGTAGAACTATGGTGGTTTTTGAAAACCTACTGTGGTTCATGGATAGAGGAAAAATAATTGAATTTAATGGTGCAAACCTACAAATAGTATCTACCCAGATAGAGCCTGTTTTATTATCGATGAATGTTGATGCTGCTAAGTCAACTGCTTGGGGTCTTCACGTTAAGCAATACAATGAAGTGTGGTTTTGTTTCCCAACTAACTCATCTCAAACAAATGACACCATAGCGGTATATGATTATTTAATTAAAGCCTGGACTATTTACAAGGGTGTGTACCCGTCTTGCGCTACGATAGCAAAGGGCACAACGCCATCTAAGAATGTACTGTTTGGTGGGTATGCTGGTTCTATTGGTTTCTTTGGTTCAACTTTCTACTCTGATTTCGGATCTGGATTTACATGCTTAATTGATACAGGGTTTAAGCAGCCAATGGGTTACTCGGTTGAGGAGATGTATAGAAGATTCTTCCTAAATGTTGAGCCAGTAACCGGAGTAACTCAACCGATTAATGTAGTTATAAAATCAAATTATTCCAGCACCACTCAGATAAGTAGAACAATGTACCAAAACCCATTCCAGAGCAGGATTGATTTTGGAGTGTCAGCTAAGAGTATAGCTGCAAACATTTATCATTATTCAGCAAGCCTTCCGTTTAGGGTTCATGGGTGGACATTTGAAGGAAGGTATCAAAGATCTGTATGAAGATTAAAACGATACTATCTGTTACAAATGTTGAAGACTGGAATGAACTTAGGCGTTTTGTAACGCAGATGATCGATAGCATTATTGATACCGTAAATGGTAAGTTGGACTTCCAGGAAAATATCGTATCAAGTATTCATTCGGTCGTATTTCCTTCTGCAAACACACAAATAGAAGTTAGTCACGGCTTGGGTAAAATTCCGACAGGGTATATACTTGTAAAAGCTAGTGCAGCTATGAGTATTTACGATGGAACATCGAGCAATACGGACAATAAGCTTTACATAAAATCCACTGCTCAGGGATCCGCCACGGTGATTGTTATTTAGGGGGGATTATGGGTTTTTTACAAGACTGGTTTGGAACTAGTGCTGCGCCTTCTCCGGGACAAATTGACCCACGACTGGACAGAATATCCCGTGAGCAGAATAAAATGGCTGAGCAGTACAGGCAGGAAATGCCTGGTATTAGGAAGCAGAAATACAATCTAGCTGAAGACCAGGCAAGACAGGATCTAGCCTCCCAGATGGCTGGAATTAACGCCCAAATGAACCGTAGAGGGCTTTTGTATTCAGGAAAAAAGATGGGTGCTACGGAACAGGCTGGTGTGGACACTGCGGGTCAATTGGCTCAGCAAAGGGCTATGATAAATCAGCAGACTCAGGATCAGTCCAATCAAATGGCTTCTCAGGGAGCTCAAAGCGGGCTGGCTCTTCAGAAGATGCAGCAAGATATTTTTGATAGGCAATATGAACAGGCGTTACAAAACCGGGACAGAAAACAAGGTGTAGGCGGTCTTCTTGGGTCTGTAGCCGGTGCTTTGTTACCATTTTAGGGGTGTCAGATGGGTGTTTTTGGATCATTGCTGGGTGGGGTATTGGGTGGAGCAAGCCAGGATCTTTTAACTGGTAGACCCAACAGACAAATAGCTCAAATATCTCCTGAGGCATCACGTAATCTAGATTATTTGGCGTCTGAAGGAGAGAAGGGCACCAGCCAGATAGCCCAGGAACACATGGAGGGGACAGGCGAGGGGGAGAAGTTCTTACAGTCCCCAGAGCAAACTGCGCAAAAACAAACAGCTCTTGGAATGGCTACGCCACAAGGACTAACATCAGCCCTAAAAGAGAGATCTAAAAGATCATACGATTCAGACATTAATAAAATGACCCAGCAAATGCAGCATCAGGCATGGGCGACTAAACAGGCTAGGCTTGCGGGTGCATTTGGTCCACTAGCGCAGCAACAGGCAGCACAAGAAGAGATTTACAAGAAACAGACACAGGATTTTTATTCTAGGATTAAAGCTAGGAACGATGCTGTTTCTTCAATAATTAACCCGGCAGGTTTTATGGTTGGAAAGCTACTTGGAGGTAAGGCAGCCGGTGCTGCTCCTGGGGCTGGTGGGACAGATTTTAGTACAAGTTATAGTCCAGAGTATGCAAGCCAGTTAACTTATGGTGGTGCGGCTGGTCCAACCGCAACAATGGGAGCCATTTAGGAGATAATATGCCAGATTTTCAAGGATTACTTCAGAGTGCTTATCAGGGATATAGACAGTCCAAAGAAGAGGAGATGGACAAGAAGCGTCTAGCTATGCAGATGGCACAGGCTGGACTGGTAGAGACTCCTGAGGGTAAATACTCACTTTCAGACGAAGCAAAAAAAGAAAGAGCTTGGAAAAGAGCTACAGAACAGGCTGGTTTATTGAAGTCAGGTCAGAAGATAGGTCAATATGATCCTACATCTGACACCTATTCCCTAGAGGGTATTCCTGGGTTTAGAGATATAGAAGAGGAAAATAAAAGGCTTCAAAACCTAAAGTTAAAAAAAGAATTAAACCAAAAGGATGTTGGTAAAATAATGCCCGCGGGAGAGGCAACCAATCTTGGATCTGCCGATGCTTCTGTTGAAGAACTAAATCAATATAACCAACTACTAAAAAACGTAGAGGACATTTCTGGTTCTTGGACTTCTAATCCATTAGGAAGGTTTGGGGCAGCTATAAAAGAACCTTTTCAGTTTGGAGAGACTGGAAAAAGGGCTGCACAGGCTGATGCAGCTAGAGATAAGGCGGCTCAGGTTTTAGGAACATACCTAGAGGGTGGAAAATTAACAGATGCAGACACTAAAAAATACATAAACATGCTACCTTCTAGGTCGGATACACCAGACGTTAGAGATTCTAAGGTACAGGTTCTTCAGAGATTGATCGCTACAAGAAAAAATGCCCAGATTGGGTCATTGGGTACCGCTGGATTTGATGTATCTGGAATGAAAAGGCTACAAGAGCCAGATATATCTAAAATAGGTCTTCTTAGTGTTAAGAACAAAAAAAAGACACTTCCTGGTCTAGTTTCAGGTTCCATAGCTGATGAACCAAAAGGCGGTCAAAGAGATCCAGGTATGGACGCATTTTTAAAATCTCAGGGGAGTAAATAATGCCATACACAAAGAACCAAATAGACGCATACATGAGTCACTTGTCTGGTCTTGGTTCTTATAGTCCAGAAGAGATAAAGTCATATAGTGACCATTTACATAAAATTTCAGGCATACCTACAGAGACGGAAACATCTGGAGCAGAGGCAGCGATTCAGGGTTTTGGTAGCTTTGGAACCGCTGGATATTTACCAGCACTTCAAACTGGAGCGGGTAAGGCGGCTAAGCTATTAAGCGAGGGGCTAGAGACAGTGTCAGGAGGAAAACTTAGCTTAGATCCTCAATTTGCATTAAATAAAGAGTTATCAGAAAAAGGGTTCATAGTTAAGGACGACAAGGATTGGTCTCCAAACATAATGGAGATGCAAGAGAGAGAAAAAAAACTAAAAGAGGAACACCCGGGTGCATATTACACCGGAGGGGTATTAGGTGGTATTGCTACAACTCCAATATACGGAGCTGGGCTAAAGGCTATAGGACTGGGATCAAAGGGTGTTCAGGCTAGAGGTCTAGTTGAGGGAGCTAAACAAGGAATCAAAGAGGGAGCCAAGCAAGGGGCTGTACTTGGATTATTGTCTCAGCCAGAGATTTCTAGTCAAGAATATGAACAGGGTCTAACCTCAGACACATTAATGTCTCAAACTGGTAAGAGATTAATGGGTGGAGCGTTTGGGGCTGGGTTTGGAGGGTTACTTGGAGGAGTAGCCGGTGGGTTATCTGGTAAATTTGGTAAAAAAGCCCCAACCACAGTTGAATCAGACGGCGCACCACCAGAAGGTCCATCCGCTGTTATTCCAGAGGAAGAAATACCTGCTAACAAGACGTTTGCACAGAAAAAGGTTGATGAGTCCATTACCCCAGAAACAGTTGAGGACATTAAGGCTCAGACAAAGAAGATGAAAGAATCTGGACCACTTAAGGGTGAAACAGTAAGTCAAAAAAGAGTAGACCAGATAATTACTGACAACCCAGATCTACCTAAGCCTATTCCTGGTTATCATAAAAAAATGTTATCGTCTGACTCGGATAAGGATGTTTTAAGAACATTAGCAGAATCACCCGGTGATTTAGGGGAAACAATTCGGGGATATGAGCAGGAAATGAAAAGCGCAGCTCAGGGAGAGGTGAAGAAAATACTACAAACTAGCGGTGGAAGACCTCCTGTAGATCCGGAGCAATCGGGTCAATCTGTTATGGAGTTGGTAAGTGGTAAACATCAGCAAGTAAAAGAACAGCTGGCTCCAATATTTGATCAATTTAAAAACATACGTGTAGCAAAACAAAAATATCTACCACTTCTTAGAGAAAAGCTTGTTGAAAACCTTCCTGAGCTAAATGAGTTTTTAACAATTGGAAAATATGGTCAACTCACCTTAGACCCATATAGGATGACATCTAAGATGACCAAAGAAGGTCACGCCATAATGGGTCAGTTAATAAATGAGTTAAACTCTCCAAGTCTATCCTTTTCTGAGATGCAATCAATTAGAGAGGCACTGAGAAAGTCATTGCCTTATGATCACCCGGATCTTTCTACTGTACATAAAGCAAGAAAGTCCATGTTAGATTACATGGAGGGATTGATTAATTCTTATAAGCCAAAATCTGACGTAGTAGGTACATTCAAGCAATACGCAATAAACGAGAAAAATCTAGATAATTTTCAGAAGATTATTGGTGGCAAGATAGATGATTTTGACAGGCTAATAACAGCATCACCAGAAAAGGTTTTGGATAGGATTTTTTCATCTATTAATAATATAAAAACATCCAGAGAAATAATAGGAAAAGATCAGTTTAAACAATACGCCGCTGATCATCTAAATAAGCTGATTAGCTCAGCTATTGATGAAAGTAAGGGGACATTAAGTTCTCAAAAAATGTACTCTATACTAAAAAAGAACGCATCAATACTTAAGGAGTCATTAGATCCAAAAACATACAAAAGGTTGTTGGATTTAGCTGATTATATGAGAATGATCCCTGACACTCCAAGCGTAAACCCAAGTGGAACAGCAAAGGTTAGTGAGATAATAGGTCAACTTATGGGTGGAAGATGGATTAGCGCAGGTAAGGAATCATTAGGATTACTTAAACAGGCTAGGGCTCAGACCAAGGCTATAAATGAGATGAATAAGCTTATGAAAGCTAAAAGTCAGGATCAGTTAACTCCAAGGATAGTGGGTACTGGTCCTTCTGGATTACTAGGATCTCAGGCTGGAAGAGAGATGCTTAGATGAGCGAAAATAAGGGTCTTTTAAAGGATTATTATCCAAGCACCACAGAAGAGGCTCTAAAGCGTAGAAGATTAATGAAAAAGGAAAAAGAAGTTGGATTAAGTGAGGATGAAGTATTAGACTTGGCTGAAGAAAAGGGGGAAAAATAACATGGCATGGATTATGGCTCATTGGCAGGACTTGGCTGTTGCAGTTATAGCTGTGGCAGAATTGGTTTCTCTGTTCGTTCCTAGCGCGTCTGGAACTTTGCAGGGAATCATCAAGGTATTGGTTGGTCTTGGGGTTAAGGATCCTCAGATCGGTCAGAAATAATGTTTTCTACTATAATGGCGGTGCTTAACGCACTGGCTGCAATCCCTAAGATATTGGGGTTTGTAGAATCATTTGCTAGTGCCGTCGCGATCTGGTGGTGTCAGAGACAAACGGGAAACACTCTGAGTGCTATTGCAGACGCGGCGGCGCTTGCATCAAGGGCAAAAAATGACGAAGAAAGAATGGCTGCGGCTATGGCTTGGAGGGATGCTCTTAGTCGTCCCAGGATTACTCCATAGCTGTAGAGAGTCTAAGCCTCCATCAATAGAGATTTGTATACTGTCCCCTCAGGGTGGGGCTGATTGCGTCGAAAGGGATGGCTCCCAGACGTTTAAAACACCATCCCAGATAGAGAACTACTGGGCTACAAATCAAGAAGACATGAAGGCATTCTCTTCTTGGTGCTATGACACGTATAGACAAGTTATTGAAGTAGAGATGAAAAAAATCAAAGAAAAAACCCAAAACCACTATGAATTATCTCACCCGTGATAAAATTATTTAAGGAGAGTTATGCGGATGGAAATCATAGTTCAGGTGGGTATAGGGTTGGTAGCGATTCCGTGGATCGGTTGGGTAACGGCTAGTATATTTAATCAGCAACGAGAGGTAGCTCTTTTAAAACAGATTTTTGAAATTATGAAAGAACGGTGTTTTAGCGATGGGTGCAAAACACATAAACGGTAAGACTTGTTTGTCATGTGAGGACAAACTAAGGCTTGCTGATTATAGAATTCAAGACTGGTTCTATGATATAAAAGCGCACTTTCCATTACTGCACATATCCTGGACTTATAGAAATGAAAAAGATCAAAACGATTGTTTTGCAAATGGGTCCAGCAATCTTAAATATCCAAAATCAGCACATAATTTTATTGATGACCAGGCGATGCCATGCTCCAGAGCTATTGATGTATTTGAGCAAGTCGGTGACAAGGGAGTGTGGTCAAAAAACACATTCCAAAAAATGTGGGATTACACCAAAGAAAAAGGTTATGACATGATATGGGGTGGTAACTTTAAGTCTATTGGGGACTCTGATCATTTCCAGATCCACGACAAAGAATGATGGTTTAGTTTAACAGTAGAACATCGCACTTTCTATGCGAAAATACGGGTGCGATTCCCGTAACCCTCTAATTCTCCGCTCCAACCTCAAACTTGTGCCCTTCGGAGATTTCAATTTGCACAGTGTACGGACTGTACTTGTTATTCACCCAACCAACGCGATCCATGCACGAATACAAAGCTCTCTGCATTGCTTTGCACGCCTCATCCGAATCATCCTGCCCGTCGTACGTGAACGCTTCTTTATGAAACACAGTATGCCCGTCATCTGTGATGTCTTTTTGAGTTACAAGAAAACCGTTTTCGATAGATTCAAGAGTTACTTTTAAAGACATTTGTTGCTATCCTCCTGCGTTGACATGTATTACAATTACACCAAAAAATCAGTGATAAGAAAGTGCTAAATAATCTTTTCATTCTTACCCCTTTCAAACTTTTCAAATTGATAAATCCTGACATCGATGAGCCATTTGATTAGAGGAACGATATCTTCCATGAAGATAATTTCGCGTTCAATATAAACCATCTTACCCGGATACCCAAGGTGTGCTAATGGGCTAATATAACTGGGAACTTTAAGGTCTTTAGGTCTTTTTGTTTTTTTCATTTGCCCACCTCCCGCGCAGCTTCTAGTGCATCTGACGCCAATACTTCGCAATCCTGTCTACATAATTTATATGTTCCGTCTGTTCTTTTTGGCATAGAAATCACGGTAAGTGCATCACGATAAATATGAATCTTCTCGTTCTGAAGATGCCACGCCGCACAGAATCCTGCCTTTAAACTAGATCGATCCGCAACCCATCCCTCATTGTCTTGCGAAGACATATCGTTGTATGCTTTTTGAAAGGCTTCTATCCAGTTCATGACTCACTCCAAATAATTCTCCTACACCTAGAACACCATTTAGCCTTACAGTTTTCGCTGTTCCTAAAAGGATCTAAAATCCATACCCCAGTATGAAAACCTAACCAGCAAAGGAGTTTCAATGTTTAACTCCACACCATCCACATCGACCATCTGGATACTTTGTGTATGTATTAGACCAACATGAAAAAATAGAATATGGTCTAGCAAGACCAGTGAAGTGTAGAACTCTCCAAAAACAACGGTGTAAAAAAGACCAAATAGAATACTTAAATTCAGCTATAACTACCCTTCTTTTTTCTTTTGCTCGTTGTTCAGAATTTAAAACCTTAGCTGATTCTTCCATCCCCTCACTCCTTTATAATTACAGAACACAGACAACTATTTAATTTAATTACTGTTTCAAACATACAATACGATAAGATAAAAGTTTTTAGCTTACGGTATCCATTTATCTGCTCCACAAACAAAATTATTTAACATCATGTACACGTGGCAAAGCCAACCAAGGAGCCAACCTAAAAATAAAGTGAGTACGAATTTCATAAATAAATACCCTTATGTCTTTTATGATGGCAAACAGTACATAACCAAATAATATCAAGAGGCTTACTATAGTCGTCGTGATGTGCGCATATTCTTTTTTTGGTTCCGCAGTATTCACATGGTCGTTTTTTTATCTTTCCTGATCTTAAACAGGAATTAACAATTTGATGGGCTTTGTATTTTTCTGGGTTATTTTTTCTATACTTAACACAATTTATTGTTAATAATTCAAGACGATGTGGTAATTTTGATCTTTTTCTATCGTATCGTCTATAGTAGTCCAATTTATTATTACGATTATTTGTATTATCTAGTTTTGTGCATTCTATACACTTATTAAGTCTTCCATCTTTCATTGATGGATGTTTATAGAAAAATGAAGCTGACTTTTTTAAACCACACTTAAAGCAATTTTTCATAACGCAAAGCATCAAAACGGGATATCTTCTTCAGTCAGACCAGCATCTCCAGAAGAAATGCCATAAGACCTGTCTGATTCTTGCTGTTTATTGCGAAGTGCAGCCACACGAACAAAGTTAGCTATGATCTTGGTTGATGTTATGACCTTGCCTTCTTTGTTGGTCCACTGGCTATTGGATAACTCACCATCAACTATTACTTCTTGACCTTTTTTAATGTCCCGACCTACGTCATCAGCTAGTCTTCCAAAAAGAACCACCTTAAACCAGGATGTGTCATAGTCCTTGCGTTGTTTATTATATTTACTAACAGCAAGAGACAGGTTGACTACACTGAGCCCCGAAGGGGTAGCTTTGTACTCGGCATCAGCACCAGATCTTCCACAAAGTAAAACTCTATTCATTGAATGGTCCTTTCGTTATATGGGTAATATGGAACATGATCCGAATTTAGATCTAAAATTGCACGCTCCATTAATTTAATGGTTGATTCTATGTTGTGTAAAATATCCAGACATTTTTCACACATGGGTGGTACGTCTGTTTCTATCCCTGAAATCATTTCTAACTTAGATTCGCATAGTGAGCACTTCATTTTACATTCCTGTCGAAATTTGGATCAAAAGAAGGCTGAGCGGTTTTAAGACCAACCAAAGCTATTGAACCAGTGGTTTGATTCATTAGTGTGATGAGTTCATCAATCTGTGCTGGGGAGAGGTCTTTACTGGAAGCTGCTCCATATTTAGATCCGATATATTCTTTGAGTTGATGAATCTCCCATGCTTGTTTTCTGGATTCTACGGCTTTAAGGAGTTTTGTTTGCGGGTTTTCTGTTTTTTTGGTATTGATTGGGGCATCGACGATTCTTTCTTCTTCGTCGAGCTCTGGAGCAAACTGTGTTCCAAAGCCCACCAAAGCAAGTGCCCTTCCAATACTCCCCGTCTCGGCTTTCTCGCGGTGATCATAGAATCCTTTTTTATCTTCATATTTGTGTCCTGTGGCTAGAATTCTGCCAGAAGTATCTTTAATGGTGGTTTTAAAAAAAGAGTGATCATCTGTTTGTATTAATGCTTCAGTCTCAATAGACCAGTCTGGATGCTCCTCACGGAACCAAAGCACTCGGTGGGCTACTTGTAGGTAGTCCTTGTTCTTCAGGTTCAGAAGTGGGAGTTCGGTCCCAAGTTTTGTTTTGAAGGTTTTTTGTTTGTCCACGTTTTTTTCCTTTCAATGGTTTAATGTATTTAACCCCCCTGCATTTATGACACAGACCAGTTTTATGATTGGTCATTTTTTCGCACTTGTTACACTTTTCCAAATCCCACACGCTCATTTGTGCTCACCTTATTATTGAGTCATAATTTTGACAACTATTATTACAGGTGATAAGGTGGATCCATGTATATTTTTAAAATCAAGCATTTTTCTGGGGTGGTAGCAGAAGTAGCTGCGGAATCGTTCTATGATGCCATGCTTTTCCTGGGATGGAAGGGGGATCACGTGACGGTGGTCTCTGACAGGCAGGTGAGTGCTGTGGTACTTAAAATGGACCAGGACGCGAACTTCAAAGAGGTGTGGAGAAGGTTCGTAAACAACGGAGCTAAACTGGAGCAATGAATGGATACTACAGTTTGTTACTGGTGTGCTGGAGGAGGATCTCTAATTGATGTGGATCCTGAAACCTATTCAACTAATTATTACACTTGTCATCATTGTGGAGGATCGGGTCAGGAGAGACCTAAGACGATGAACATCAAACCAGCACTAGATAGAAAGAAGGCTAAGATTGTTAAGGAAGAGTTAATAACAAACATATTGAAAACTTTAGATAGGGTAATGAAAAAGGGGTAACCAGACTTGATCCAGTTACCCCCCACAGCTAGAGATTAGCCAGCCGTTATCTGCCGTAGCCGTAGTTATTATAAGATCCACCATAACTAGGCTGAGTATAGCCGGATCCATATTGCTGATTACCGTAGTGCTGCGACGGGTAGGTTGGACTCTGAGTCCCGTTATAGTACCCGTAGTTATTATACGCATTAGAGTCTGGAGCAGAACGCTGGTAGGAGGGCACGTAGGTCCCGTTTGACCTATAATAACCACGAACGTTATTGGCGCTTGCGGATCCACATAAAATCATGATCAAAAATATGATTCTCATTTTTTTCTCCTTTTTTTGGTTTTGATTTCTGAAGTAGCAAATTCAACTGTCATTTCAGAGTTTTTAAAAATATCAGTAATTTCTTCAATTGTTTTTGATCTGTTTCGTTTTGATTTGAACTCATAAAATTGATTAAATGGTTTTGTTTTATTACTACTGAATCTTATCGCTAATATGTATATGGTTTTCATTTTTCATCATCGTCACTTTCTTCATTATACAAGTGACCACCGCCTTCAGTGCGGTCTAACCAGATTGAAATAATCCCTCCGCATGAGCATTGGTATCCAAAGTATTCTCCGAATTTATATATCTCTAATTCTATTTTGTGTTCCATACTATTCATCCCATCTATCAATTAGGCATTGTAAGTTTGGGTTTTGTTTCTCAAATATTTCTGCCGCCTCTGCCGCCTCGTTTGAGGTCTTAAATGTTGTTTCTTTCTGCCACGCCTGGGAATCGGGCTTAACCTCTAGAGAGGGTGTTAGTATTTGAGAAATTGTGAACTGGTTTAAGTATCGGATCCATATTGTGTACATATTGGCTAATCTCCTGCATATAGTTAATGCAATACCCGTGCGAGCCAATACGCAATTAGTAGGTACTAGGGGTCAATCGAGTAGTATATTTTTTTGACAGTGACAATAATTTGTGTCACTACATTGACTATGAAGATATTGTTAAAAGAAGACGGGGAAATGACTCTTATTGATATACCTAAAAATGGTGTTAAGTTAACCGATTTGGTTGATGGGGTAGAGTTTGGTTTAATTTCCTACGCGCTTTCAGTGAATAAGAATAACAAGACACACGCTGCTAATTGGCTTGGGATTAAGAGAACGACTCTTGTTATGAAATGCAGGAATTTTGGAATCATAAGGGAGAAGCAATGTCTCCAGAGCTGATATCAATGGTTCTAGTTCTTTCGGCTGCGGTTATTTACGTATTAATAATGCCCGTGGACTAGACTGAGATTAATTATTCACTCAAAATTTAATATGAGTGAATCAACTTTTGCTGGCAGATCTCCAGATCCCATTTGAGCATCCGAAAGCCCTTGAGTTTTGTTTATACTTAAAGAGGCACTATAAACTATCCGATGACAATATATACTGTGTAGGGGATGAGGTTGATCAATACTGGGCTGGTCTTTACCCTAAAGACATCAACGGTGATCTCACAGCCAGGCAGGAAATAGAAATCACCAGAGAAAAGATCCGTATGTGGATCAGTGCATTCCCTAAAGTTAAGGTCTGCACATCGAATCATGGGAGCCGCTGGGCAAGAAAAGCCTTACAATCCGAGATCCCAAGTATAATGATGCGTAGATACCAAGAGGTTTTAGGCTTTCCTCCGGGCTGGGTTTGGAGCCGGAACTGGATCATCCCTGGGAAGCAACCTATTTTAGTTGAGCACGGGGATGCTTGGGGTGGACAATACCCTCATGTTGCGGCAGCACTTCATAATGGGATTAGCACTGTCATGGGTCACCATCACTCTTTATGTGGGATTGAGCGTATTCGTTCTTCTCGATTGGATATCTGGGGGGCGGTCATCGGATGTCTTATTGACTTCGATAAGTATGCTTTTAACTACGCGAGAGAGGCGAAAAAGAAACCGCAAATAGGAACGATGGTAATATGTTCAGGTATTCCGATATGGATACCCTTGGCTCCATAGCTTAATGGCAAAGTGCTGGCGAGGTGACGACCTCATGCACCAGAGATCCCGTTCGAATCGGGTGGAGCCGCCTATGCGCCGCATATACATAATTTTACATAATAGTTACATACTTATTTATGTATGTGGTTTTTGCCTGTTCTTTTTTTTATTTCTTCTGAGTCGTCAAGGGAAAACATGGTTAGAAAGTGTGACTGGTACTGGGTTCATAAGGACTCACATGTTTATGAATTGATGTATACTCATTGCTGGTGGGTTGATCAGGAAAAAAACACCTCAGATCCTGTTGATGAGTATCAGTATTTATTACCAGATCCACCATCAGTTACATACTTTTGGGATACTTAAGTGCCCCGGATTCGCTGCTTGACGGCTCTTTCCGGGGCTTGACATCATCAACGAGTTATTATTGATTGTCGACCTAACGAGATAGGTGGGATAAGCTTGACACAATAGTGATCCCCCTGTCAACGGGGGCAATATGTACAAATGGTTTAAGCATTATAATGATGCATCTAAAGGTCTAACAATAGGCACATTATTATCTCAAGGGGATCATGAAGCGGTTTGTGTTTTTTGGATATTATTGGAGCTATTAAGCCGTTTTGAAGACCAAAACCGTAGTGGTTTTATCAACCTTAAACTGTCATTTATTGGACGAGAAACGAACATGAAACCGACCAAAGCTCGGCGGGTTCTCGCTCGTATCTCCGCCGTTTCTCCGGAGTGGAACTGGAGTTTCTCCGCCGAGGAATGCTCGTTTCTTGTTCCCAACTGGTTGAAATTACAAGGAACACCTGGTCCGAACCTCGGGAGATCGACCTTCAAACAAGGGGGTAGAAGTAAGAAGAGAGAAGTAAGAAGTAAGAAGAAAGAAGAGGTAGAGTCATTTGGCAATGACCCCTCACCCTCACAAGACCCAATTTTCACCATATACAATGAGCAAAGAGGTCAACTACCAGAAGCTAAGGGGATGAATGCTACCAGGAGAAGAAAATCTGAACTTCTCTGGAAGCAAAAGCCAGATACGAAGTATTGGGAAGATACCGTGAGAGTTATGGCTTCTACACCGTTTATCCTTGGTGAGAACCCAAGAGGCTGGCGAGGAAGCTTTGATTGGTTACTACAACCAGATGTTCATTTAAAAATAAACGAAGGAAAATATAAAAATGCTAAAGAAGCAAGATTTGATGAATGGAAGGAAAATTTTATGAGGAGTGATAAATGAATTTAGAATCTGAAAAAAAACAGTCTTTCATGGAATGTATAAATTTAATTACAAAACAGTACAGGACTTTTATTGAACCTTCCTTGGTTGATCAAATATGGGAAGAGGTTCGTTGTTTTAATAAAAACCAAATAATTAGCCTGTTCCGGAAAATGATTGAGGAAAAGAGTTATTTTGCAAATAGTGTGTTTGATACAAGAAAATATGCAAACATGTTGCACGATAAAATTAGAGATTGGGAAAAGGAACAGGAAAAGAAAGATGCTAAAGAATTTTGGGAAGGAACTTATCACTCGGACGAAGTGAAATGGGTTGTCTCTCAAATAAAGAAAAGAATATCCGGAGATATGAGCGATGATGACTGGAAAACGTTTAGGGATACTATTAAACAAAGTCAGAAGAATAAAAACCCAAGATGTTCGGATTGTGATGATTCCGGTTTTGTATGGGTTAATAAAAATTCATGTGATTATGTTTTCAAGTGTGGTTGTGTAATTGGTCAAAGAAAATTTGAAAACCTTCCTGTTTATATAAAGCAGGTTCATGGAAACCCGTGTACTGCCTGATTTGTGGGTCTCCAAAACCAGACAGAGCTCACATAATAGCCAGGGGCAGATC